GTACAGGAACTTAGGATGTAATTTCCTACTACAGCATTTTACCAATCCTCCGGCATTGGGTACGGACAAGGGGTCCAACTCAATAGAAGAGGGTTTGATGGCAATGCTTCAAAGCGTTGAGGCTGGTAAGTTTAAAGTATTTAATACTCTTGGAGATTGGTTTGAAGAGTTCAGGATGTATCATAGGAAAGATGGAAAGGTTGTCCCATTGAGGGATGATCTTATGAGCGCGACAAGATATGCGTTTCAATCCCAGCGTTTTGCTATAGCGGGGGAAGACCCCTCATGGACAGCAGACGTAGAATATAGGAATTATGGAATCGTTTAATGGCTAAAGAAAAAATCACTGAAGACGAATTACTCGCTAGAATAAGAGATGAGATCACTGACTCTCTAGGCTATGGTGACGAAATATCTAAACAGCGTGAAACCGCTATGGAATACTACTATGGTCTCCCTTTCGGCAATGAAGTCGAAGGAAGGTCTCAGTTTGTGGATTCCACGGTTCAGGATACGATAGAATGGATTAAGCCCTCTTTGATGAGAGTGTTTGCTACCGGCGATGAGATGGTTAAATTTACACCTCACGGTCCTGAAGATGTACAGATGGCTGAACAAGCCTCAGACTATGTGAACTATGTATTTACTAAGGACAACCCCGGATGGGAAATCATGTACTCATGGTTTACCGATGCCCTACTATCCAAGAATGGAATAGTGAAGGTATGGTGGGATGAGTATGAGGAAGAAGAGAGAGAGGAATACCGCAACCTAGATGAAGCCGGCCTCATGTCCCTGCTGTCTGAAGAGGACGTAGAAGTAGTAGAGCATACGCCTCACCAGATTGAAGGCGAACCCCCGTATCACGATCTTGTAATAAAGCGCAAGAATTACGATGGGCGAATAAAGATAGAGAATGTCCCACCCTCTGAGTTCCTTATCTCCAGAGAGGCTAAGGATATACAGAACGCAAGATTTGTTTGTCACCGGGTAAAGAAAACCCTATCGGAATTGAGAGAGATGTATCCTGATGAATCACTCGATGTTGAGGATTTAACTGGAAGTGACGAAGACATGGGTTCCATGTTTGGTGAATTTGAGGCAAGACACAATTTTGACAATAGCTCCAACTTTGGGCTGAATGATACTATAGCATCTGAGGAAGCGCTGAGAACATACTGGCTGCATGAAAGTTTCATGAAGACTGATTATGACGGCGATGGTATTGCTGAACTCAGGAAGGTATGCACCGTAGGTGATCGTATTCTGGCGAATGATGCTATAGATAAAAGCCCATTCGTATCAATCACGCCGATTAAAATTCCACATAAGTTCTTTGGGTTGTCAGTAGCTGATCTAGTCATGGACCTTCAGCTAATTAAGAGTACCATGCTGAGAACGCTCCTAGATAACGCCTATAATCAGAACTTTGGAAGATATGCAGTTCTTGAGGGGCAAGCAAACCTAGACGATCTACTCACACAGAGACCCGGGGGTGTGGTTCGGGTAAAATCCCCCAATGCTGTAACGCCCCTACCCACTCCTGCTTTGGAGCCTTATACGTTTCAGATGCTTGAGTACATCGACTCTGTTAGGGAATCCAGAGCGGGTGTCTCTAAAATGTCACAGGGCATGAATGAAAACGCCCTAACCTCACATACCACAGCCACTGCTGTCAACGCTGTTATGACTGCGGCACAGAGCCGGGTTGAATTGATAGCGCGAAACTTTGCCGAAACCGGCGTCAAAGACCTGATGATCTGTATATATGAATTACTATACAAGAATCAGGACAGAGAGCGTATGGTTAAGTTGCGCAACAACTGGGTTCCTGTAAGACCAGACGTTTGGAAAGATAAATACGATTGCTCTGTAAGCGTGGCTCTTGGAAGTGGTAACAAAGATCAGCAGATGGCGCATCTATCTCAGATGCTCTCATTCGCCGGAGAGGCGATGAAGGGTGGTCTGCCTATTGTTAATGCACAGAATATGTATAATCTTGGCGCATCCCTTGTAAGGGCTATGGGATTCCAGAATGTCGATGATTTCCTGACTAACCCGGCAACTGTTCCACCGAAGCAGGAAGGGCCATCACCCGAAGAACAGGCACAGCAAATGGAAATGCAACTCAAAGAGAAAGAGTTGGAAATAAAAGCGGCTGATGTTCAGGTCAAGATGCAGAAGATTCAGCAGGAGTACCAGAAAGATGCAGTAGATGCACAGCTTAAAGCCGCTGAATTGAAATTGGAAGCAGAACAGAACAGGCCAGTAGCTATAGGAAATACATAATGCCATCACAAGAGGAGATAGTAGTTTAATCAAATATGGATAACGAATTAAGGGAACACAGGGCTAAGGCTCTAGTTGATAACCCGCTGTTTCAAGAAGCATTTGATGTACTAAAGGAAGATTTAATGAACCGCTGGAATCACAGTGGTTCGACAGATTTGGAAGCCAGAGAATCAATATGGCTTGCAATGCGACTGCTTGACAGAATCTATGGTCATGTAACGTCCATTATAGAAACAGGACACATGAACAAGGTAATGGAAAAGCAACACCCATACATCTGACAAGAGGAATTTAATTATGGCGGATAAGCAAGAAGCCCCGCAAGAAGTTGGAGATACGCAACCCGGTAGTTTATGGGAAGCACAAGAGGCATTACTTAAGATGATGGAACCGGAAACGGAAACTCCAGAAACTGAGGAAGCACAACCTACTGAAGAGGAAGAGTCTCAACCCGAAGAGGAAGACGAATCATTAGAAGAGGATACCGAAGAGGAAGAAGAGCCGGAAGGTGAAGAAGAATCTGAGGAAGCCGATGTTGAAGAGGGAGAGGAACTTTATAAAGTAAAGGTCGATGGATCTGAACGGGAAGTCAGCCTCGACGAACTTCTTAACGGCTATAGCCGACAATCGGATTATACCAAAAAGACGCAACAGTTAGCACAAGAACGTCAAGGAATGGCGCAACTGCAACAGCAGTGGCAACAGGAGATGATAGCAGCGCAGACTGAGCGTCAGCAGTACATAGACGCACTTGGACAAGTTGTTAATCAGTCTATGACAGGACTTGAAGAATACGCCAACATTGATTGGGAAACATTGAAGGAAGATGACCCGATAGCTTATGTTACTAGGCGTGATGAGTTCAGAGAAGCACAGGGAAATGTAAGGGCGATGCAGGAGCAACAGGCTTATGCCATGCAACAGCAAGAAGCAGAAATGCAGAATGCCATACAATACCGTGCTAGGGAGGAAATGGGAATGCTGGTACAGAAGATTCCAGAGTGGAAAGATAAGGAAACCCGTCAAGAGTTGACAAAGAACCTTAGAGAGTACGCCACGGGACAGGGATTCTCTCCAGAAGAAATATCTTCTCTAATAGACCATAGGTCTCTCATAGTTCTTATGAAGGCACAGAAGTATGATGCTATGCAGAATTCTGATGTGAAATCTAAGAAGCTGAAAAACAAACCCAAGGTTGTAAGGTCTGGAACAGGTACTACCAGTAAGGCTACCTCCAAATCAAAACGTGCTGCAAAAATGAAGCGTCTTCAAAGTACAGGTCATGTCGATGATGCGGCCTCTATTTTAGAAGATATGTTTAATTCCTAAAAAGGAGACAATGATATGGCTATTGCCACGAATACGTCTCTTACTTTTAGTTCTGTGCAGATTCGGGAACAACTTTCTGACGTAATTCATAATATTGCTCCCTTGGATACGCCCTTTCTTTCAGGCTGTGCTAAGGAAAAAATTGAAAATACTTACTTTCAATGGCAGACTGATACGATTACCGCTGGCGCGGCTAACCGTAAAATCGAAGGCGACGACAGCATTGCTGCCACCGCTAGGGTGCTTCCGACACTGGTGGGAAATTATACACAGATTTCCCAGTACATTGCACAAACTTCAGGTACAGATGACGCAGTAAACTATGCCGGTCACGGCAAACATCAGGCCTACCAATTAGCCAAGCATGGCAAGCGTATGAAGCGCGACATGGAATATATGTTGACGTATAATACTGCTCGCGTTGCTGGTGATTCAACCACAGCCAGAGCTACGGCTGGGTTGCCATCTTGGTTAGGCACTAACTATCAATCTGTGGGTAGTGGTGGCGCACCCGCCG